CTGCGTTCGCCGTGCAGACGAAACCGCAATCGGCGTTCGTCGTGCCCTGCTCGATAAACGTGAAAGCCGAGGTCAGAGCGTCCCACGTGTTCGCGTCGGTCGTGCGCGTCCACGATCCCGAGGCGCAAAGATAAATGCCGTTGTTCTGCGAAAGGCTCTGATTTTTGACCAGCACGCGATTTCCCGCGACTACACTGACGCCGTCGATTGTCTGCGCTCCGCTCAGCGTGATGTCCGCCGTCGTGGCTGCGACGCACGAAGCTTTCGCGTCGAGGCCTTGCGCGACGGTGTCCACGTAAAGCTTGTTCGCGATGTCGGTCGAACCGCTCGGCGTAGTCGCAATCGTGCCGGCCGTCGCGGTCAGGCTGGCAATCGTGCCGAGCGAGGTCAGCGACGAAGCGGTTACGCCGGCCGCGAGCGTGTTGCCCGAGAGTGTGCCGGCCGCCGCGGTAACGGTAATCGCTGCAGTGCCATCGAAGTTGACTCCGTTGATCGCCCGGGCGGTCTGCAACGCCGTAGCCGTGGCCGCGTTGCCCGTCGTGCTGCCAGACGAGCCGCTGACGTTGCCGGTGAGATTCGCCGTGATGGTGCCGGCGGTGAAGTTGCCGCTGGCGTCGCGTGCGACGATTGCCGAGGCGGTGTTTGCCGAGGCTGCAGTCGTTGCCGAGTTGCTGACTTTGCCCGCCGTGCTGATCGTCGCGAGCTTCGTGTCCACGATGGCCGCGCTCGCGTTGATGTCCGCGTCAACGATAACGCCCGCCGCGATGCTCGTGGCGTTGCCGACGCTCGTTACGTCGCCGGTCAGATTCGCGTTCGTGGTCACGTTGCCGGCGGTTAGTCCTGCCGCGGTGCCGGTGATGTTAGTGCCGACGAGAGCGGTCGGAGTCCCGAGCGCCGGCGCAATCATGGTCTTGTTGCTCAGCGTGTCCGTGGTCGCACGTCCGACGAGCGTGTCGGTCGCGTCCGGCAACGTCACGACGCGGCCGGCCGTCGAGACGGCGTCAATCAGCGTCACCGCGCTTGCGGCGCTGGACGAGCTGCGGAAGCGAATGCCCTTGTTGAAATCCGTGCCGTCGCTGATCGTGAAAAGCCCGCTGCCCTTCGGCTGCAAATGCACGCCGATGTTCGCGCTCGCGCCCTCGGCGAGAACGTGGAGCGGGTTGCCGACGCCGGTCCCGTTCTTAATCTCAATGTAATCAGTCGCGCTCGCCACGTCGGTCAGGCGTAGGATGTCGTGACCGCCGCCGACAATTCCGACCGTGTCCGCCGCCGGGCGATAGAGTCCGGTGTTCGTGTCGCTGACGAAGAAGAGGGACGGCGCCGCTTCGGTCCCGTCCTGCAACTCGATTTGTCCCTCGTCGCCCGTGATCGTGATCGTCGTCGGCGTCTCGGTGATCGTGATGTTACTGCCGGCCACAAGGTTCTTCGGCACGTAGTTCGGCCCTTCGCTGCCGAGAATTTGCCCGCTGCTTGGGATCGGCAAAAGGTCGGTGATCGAAGTCACTCCGCCGCCGCCGCCACTGTTTCCGCGTGCTGCGTTCAGCGTCCAGTCTGCCGCGCTCCGGCTCGGCCGCTCGCGATTGCCGTCGATGTTCGAGACGAACGAATCGCCGTTGATCGTCACGAGGTCCAGCCGCTGATACGTCTCGTCAGGCGTCCACTTGCCGCGAGGGTTCAGTCCCTTCGGCTCGGCAAATTCTTTGCGCAGTTGATCGATCTCGCCGGCACGCGGAAAGCGCGAGAGTTCATCGGTGACGATGCTTTTAACTGCGCTCGGCAAAGCCGAAGCCGCTTCTGCGATTCGCGCCTCGGCCTTTTCGAGCAGCGTGGCGTTCTGCTCGCGCTCGGCCATGAGCACCGAGTAGCGCGCCGCAGTCGTGACTTCCAAAGCCCTTCCGAGTTCATCCACCTTCGCGGTCAGCGCCGCGCTGGATTGCGCGTGCGCGTCCTGTGCGCGGGCGATGACGAGCTGCTCCAACTCGCTGCGGATCGCCGGCTCGATCTCTTCGAGGTTGCGCTCGATCTCGGACGAAAGGTGGTCGCGCAACTGCGGCAGAGAATCGACGAGCTTCTTCAGCTCGGCGCGCTGGATAATTGCCAACTCAACGAGGTTATCGATTTCGGATTGCGTATGGATCATGGAATTATTTCCCAGCCTTCGGGTGCTTTTCTGGCAGAAGATCGTTGTCGGTCGTGTATTTCGGATTTTCCGGCCGTCCGTTTTTCAGTAGGTAGAGGAACGCGTTGACGCGGGCGAAAGCCCACTGCGACGCGGAGGTGACGCGCGGTGAACTCGACGTATTGAACGCACCGAGACCGCGTTGGAAAACGGCCTTGAGCGCGCCGGGTGTCGCGCGGCCGTTGCGCGTGTTCGAGTCCTTCGCGTTGAAATCGTCGGCCTTTTTTTGCAGCGTCGCTTCCTGCTCTGCGGTGACCTCGGCGCCACGCTTGCCGCTTGCGTCGCCCTTCGCGGTGCCTTCGCCCTTCGGATTTTCCCGAGGCGTGTCCGACTTCGGAGCCTTGTCCGACGCAACGATTGCGCCGCGCTCTCCGACCTTTGCAAACATGCCCTCGTGCTGCCTCATGCAGACCGCCGTGCGCTGTTCAGCGTCGGGAAATTCTGCGGTGCTGACCGGATCGGCCATGCAGCGCGCCATGAAATCGTCGTGCGTTTCCTCGGCAGTCGGCGTCGGAAGCTCGTAGTGTTTTTTCGTCAGCTCGATGATGGTCCGATTTTCAAGAACGCTCTGCTTCGTCTGCTCGATGGTGCTCATCTGCTTCGCCCGATATTTCTGCACCGCGTCCAGCCAGTCCTCGGCTGCGAGTGGCGTGTTGCGCGAAAATTGATGCTGAACTTCTGCGGCTGCAACCGAGAGGTCTTTTTTCTCAGCCTGCTTGTTCAGCCGCTCGACGATGGCCGTAGACCACGCATAGCCAGCGTCTCCCCCCCAGCCCATCCACGCTTGGTATCCCTTCCCTTGCTCATCCCACGTCTCGCCCTGCTTGTCCACTTCGTGGCGGTCGAAAAAGGCTTTCATCCGGCGCACGGTGTCCTCGCTCATCGGCCGCTTGTTGATCAGGTCACGCGCCCGAGCAATGCCGACGCTCGTCATGCCGCGCTGTGACATCGGCTTTTTCTCGCGTATCTCAAGTGCGCGCCGTGCGTTGTCCGCCATCGCGTCGGTCGGAATATAGGAGCCGTCGGCGAAGTTGATCGTGACGAGATTTGAGTCGTTCTGGATCTGCTCGACCGGCTCGATTGCGGCCGGCGCCGCTGCAACGCTCGCCGCCTGCGCCTCGGCTGCGCTGGCTCCCACCGCGTCGCCTGCTGCGGCTGCGGCCGCTGGCGTGCTTGGGAGTGAGGTCGTCGTGAGGCGAATCGCCGTCTCCGGCACGCCGTATTTAACCGCCAGCTCCTTCACAAATCCCGCCTCGATTGCGATCTGCTCCAGCCGCGAGAAAGCGTCCGTGCCTTCCTCGGCCGCGATCTCTTGCAGCGACTTTGCACCCTGCCGGTTCTCGTTCATGTTCGCGGCGCTCTCGCGGCCGACGTCGATTGAGAGCTTGGCTGGGAAACGCCACTCGCCCTTCGTCGCCCGGCGCAGCGCCTGAACCATTGTCTCGCCCGCGAGAAGCGGAGGCGGTGCGATCTCGCCGCGTGCGATAGCGTCGAGAATCACGGCGTCTTTGATCGGGTCGAGCACCTTGTCCACCAGCACGCCCTGCTTGTTCGTAAACACTCGATCAGCCGCCGCGAATTCTGCGCGCACGCTCGGCCCTTTGTAGTCCTGCGTGCCGAACAGCACGCCCTCTGGCACGCCCACGCCCAGAGCGATTTCGTGCATAAGGTGCTGCACGAAACCGGTGAACGCCTGCGACGGCCTCGACGGCATTACTTCCACGCGGTCGCTGTTCTGGAAATATCGAATCATGCCGACCTCGGTCAGCTCGTTCTTTTGCGTCTGACCGCTCGGCAATCCCATCGTGGGATTCGGCTGGAAAAGGTTGCGCGGGTTCGCGACGCCTCGGTCGTTGAAGATCAGCGCCGCCTGCTGCGAAGAGAAGCGCACGCCGGCCTTTTCCGCCTGCAAGATTTCGTGCAGCATCCGCGCCGTCTGAATCGCGCTGTGCAGGTCCGTCACGCCCCGATATTGGTCAACGCGGAACGGGTCGAAGTAGTGGCAGAACTGATTCGCCGGAATGTCCTCGGCTCCGAAATAAACGCCGTCACGCGTGACTCGGAAAATCCTGTAAGCGACCGGCTGGCCGAAGTCATTCGTGATAATCCCTTGGAAGTAATTGTTTGAGGCGACGGCCGTCTCGTTCGGATTGCCGATG